CCCGAATCTACAACCACTGAAATTTCTGCACCATCACTTAACGCTGGACCAAACAATACTACCCCTGAACGCACCGCTTTTATAGGAGAAACCGTCACCGACATTATAGATCTCTGCCGCCGTTTTACACTCATGGGATCTCAACCCATCGTAAATGGAAGCACTCAAAATTATTTCGCTTTTTATGCAAATTTATTAGACTCTACACTCTATTGGTTAAATTCTACTGATCCTGGCGCTGCTTTTCCAGATGTTGGAATGAACTTTGCGAATTATTTCGCGATCACCTATCTTGGTTATCGCGGAAGCATTCGTTACATGTTCATTCCTAATGTCTCTAAAAATATTGCCGGTATCATGAATATAACCCACATTCCTCAGACTTACATCCCTCGTGACCAAAATCCTCTCGCCGTCTATCTCAATGGTATCACTTTTTCTCAATTGCAAGGAGCTCTTTCTTCTTATGCAACTCATCGCACTAATCTAGCTGTAGCTCCCGTTCAAGAAATCGAAATTCCGTTTTATTCTATCTATGACTTCCTTTTACGACCTGACGCCTATTCTGCCACACTCACTCCCAATGGACTACGCCGCGAACCTACTTATCTCGATCAAGGACTCATCGTTGTCGCCTATCAAGCTGTCGACGACGGTGGCGATTCAACAGAAAGCTATTACATGGACATTCTCAAATCTGTAGGAGATGATTTTAATTTCTTCTTCTTATTAGCCCCACCACCAGTTGCCTCATTTCAGAATAATCCGTTTTATAACCCCACTTGGATCACCCCGCCTTCATTTATACCCGCATCCGCTCAGAATGACATCAAACTCATCATCAACGAAAAGCAAGATCATAAACCACTCACACCATTCGATTTGAAATACATACCTACATTCGCCCGTCGACACTCCCAGCACCTTCGAAAACTGTACGTTCAGGATAGAAGACCAAGAGTTAGACACACACCACGCAAACACAGGACAACAAAAGCACCGATCTACTAGTTTGGGGTAAACCAGCCTCACGTTTGAATCAAGAAAGGACGATATTCACTTTGTGCCACGCAGTAAACCGTAACGGAGTTTCTAGTTAGCAAAGTAAGAAAGATCCCTGAAAAGCTCTTCACTCGAAAAGAATAAACGAACTACATTGGACTTATACGACCGCATTCAGTAATGGACATAATGATTAAGGAAATTTACCCTGGAAACGTAACCCGCACGCACGCAGCGTAGCCGCTTACACAAACACAAACACAATGGACCATGCCCGAACAGAACACGAGATCTGGGCAGAATCGCCGCTTTCGAGCGGAGAATCTGTTTCTCGTACCATACAAATTGATAATATTAATTACATCATTTACCATCATTCTGCCACTCTTCATTACATTAACATTATTGCTGGCGATACTTGGAGCTACGCTCTCAGAACGCCTCGTCACATACATCATCTTATCGTATCTCATCAGTCTCTATCAATCAACCTGGATCACTTTACATGCTTTCTGCAACTTAATCGCAATCATCCGAACGTTGCAGCACACCGCGCTCATTGTCAACAGAATCATCTCATCTCCCAGCAATTATTGGACACGCTACCTGGTGTGCCACTAAGATACTGGGATCAAGTATTCACAAATTCCGACCCATTCACTCCCTCCCGTCAGATCACATCACCCCAGTTCCATGGAGGACAGAGGCTTCCGCATCCCATTCATAACGAAGCCATCTCGACTGGATACTGGGAAGAAAATGTATATTATCCCATCCCGTTTTATCATAATGACCATTATTTCGAACAACTCACTAAATTTAATTCATTAATTACTCGGACCACCCCATACGACTCTGCCCTCGACCCGCCCACTCTGAACATTCAACAAGCCCCTGGACATCGCTCCCTTACGTCTGGAAAGACATATTGGGAAGCAAATGGAAAATTGCATACGCTGTCTCCTTCTTTTCTTCGCCAGAAGAAACTCGATAGGAGATTTGCCCTTAGACCCGCCAATGAAAACGGTGATCCTCGTTGCCACTGCCACGACTGCCAAACCAACCGAAACGACGAATCTCTCGGCTCCACATCATTTTACTGGAGCGGAGAGACCTATACTTCATTCACAGCCAATCCCGACGAATCACCCCTCACTGTAATTAATCGCTACATCAAACATCATTATTCGCACATTCGCTTCGTTAGAGCCGCATATTTTGCTCTTTTCGAAGATCATGAAATTAACGGACACTCATTTCAACAAATTTATGCATCAATTCACATCGCTGTAAATTTACTCATGTCATTCGCATCACGCAAAGATAAATTTGTCATGCACTCGGAGTTTTTCACTACAGAAGCTCCCCGAGTGTATGACAGATCTCATATTGCATTCGATCAATACGATTACCCGCACATTCCACAACTCCGTCAGAAGATCGCCACATACTTTCGCACTATGAATCAAGAACCTCTCAGGAATATTGACTCATATGTGTGTCTATGTGACGCTCTTCAGACGGGTTTTGCGAATGGCGCTGGTGATGGTTACTATCTCATTCATACAGCTCATACCATTTTCGAACAACTCGCCTTCATTAAGACTCGTTCCAACCAGATATTTGAACTTTCGATACTCACCCCGAAAACAGATAGCTGGGATGGAAACTGCATTTTACTGCCTACCTACCGACTCGCACTTCAGGAGTTGGACATGAAGATGGAGGACGACGAACCCACTCGTTATCACCCCTCTGCTTTATTGTTCAGCCCTGAAAAGACCCATGAAATTACGCGGATGGCGCTCGAGCTCTTCAATATGAAACTCGATAGCGGCATCCAAGCTGATCTACCTGCGTCAGCTGAAGCACAAGCAGGATTCTCTGAGATGCTTATTAACACCTGGACGACAATCGCCGGTGATCCAGCTAAAGATGGTCTGTCTTTAATGACAATCATGACCAAATTTACTGGATTCATCGGGGAGATGATCAAAGGTATATCAGCATTTCTAAAGAACAGAATTGCCTATAAGATGTTCGGACTCATCTATAAGGCATTCAAATCGTTTTTGAAGCGTATTCTCGGCCAATTTGGATTTTTGGCCAAGCGAGTAATTCAAGCACTCGTAGAATACTTTTCCGACCCTATGCACATCGCCCATGTGTTTCAGCTGCTCTCAGTAGCTGTGTCGGAAAATTGGAAACAATTTTTGTTCTCATTTATTGGACTCGTCATGTCTGTCGGCCTTCACGATGACATATTCAAGCGCGTATCGGAGCTAGCAACTTCATACAAGCAAGAACGTGCCATTCGTGACATCGCCGACAACGTGCTCGAAAATTTTAATTTCGAATTCGCCCACGCCCAAGGACCTCCTCAAGAGATGGATGAAATGCGACTAGCTGAAACTGCATTTGCTCTCGCATCCGTCCTCATCCTTGGTAAGACCTACTCCACTGACAAAGAGAAGACTGACTCAGCCAACTCCTTCCGAGACTGGCTATCAGAATATTCCCAAGCTGGACGCGCGTTCAGCAACGTCATGATGGCCGGACGCCACATGAAGGATATATTTGGTTTCTTTCGAGACCTCTTCTTCTCTGCCGCTTATTGGATCTTTGGACAAAGCGGTATAAATGCAGTATACTCAAGACTACTCACGGACCTCCCTGACAAAATCACTAAATGGGCTGGAGAGGTAATAAGAGTTTCGGACCCCGCTCTTAAACACAAGATCTTGATTTCGCCGAGCTTTCGTGCAGAAATCAATGACTTATACCTCCAGTCCAAATTGATACATCAGGACATACTACGTATTCCCTCTTACGCCATTTCCACCATGCTCGTCAGTCGCCTCATTAGCACTATAACTGACTTGCAAGCGCTTTCGATTTGTTCCGGCCAAGCCACGGCTAGAATCGATCCACATTGCGTGGTTTTCTACGGAGAACCAGGATATGGCAAAAGCTATGTGATGATGAAGCTCACTCGTCACATATGCCGTAAGAGAGGCTGGGATTCCAACGAAACCATCTATAATCTAGGCGCAGGTGCCAAGCATATGGATGGTTATGAACCAGCTGTACACAAAATACATGTGGTTGACGACATGAGCCAATTTTGTCAACCCGACCAGGATTCTGGCCCGATGGTAATGCAAGCAAAAACGAATTCTGCCTTTAACACCCCGCAAGCCAACGTGGATGCAAAAGGAAAGAAATTTTACAATTGCGAGTACATCGTCGGGTCAGCAAATGACCCCTTCCCTACCTTTACCGGAGTTCTAAGGACGAACTCTGCGTTTTATCGTAGGCGTAACTTACTCGTTAAAGTTACGTTCAACAGGCAATGGATGGATCGAAGTGGATACAGACAAGCCGTACAACAAGGAATCAACCCCGAGTTGTCCGACTATCTTTCGGATCATGATCAGACCACACTTGATCATCTCCGATTCACTTTTATCAATCCAAAGCCGGACGTCCCAGGAGAGAATGTGATCGGACAAGGTGAACTCACATATGCGCAATTTTTGCAAATTTATGACACCAAGACCGACCGCTATCTCGCCAACCAGGAAGCCCTGTTGAAGAGAATTAACGAAATGGATGCTGACCCCGAACCAGAAGCCCCAGCCGAAGCTCAGGGTCTGAATGACATCTTAGGGTGGTTTAGAACCGCTGCCCCAAAACATCCAGACCCACTGCCAAATGAGCCACGTTGGGAACTACCAACATTCCTAGCAAACTCCAACTACGTAGAGCCTGACAGCTATGCGTTGCACCAGAAACTCAAGGTGCAGGTTGTTTATTCGAACCAGAAAGTTGTGGAAGCCCTTCATTTAGGAACTCCCTACCCTCTGGAATTTCTCCAAATGATCAAATTAAGCCAGATGAACGAGCCAAGCCTCTTAATCCGCGCTAAATATGCGATCCTTGGAAGAGAAAAACCAACCTACGCCGAGAACAAACCGATACCTCTCCGTTATCAATGGCATCTTGACTTGCCTGATGACTTCCACGATTGGCACAAATATGCCAAATTTTGGAGCGGAATCATGGCATTGCCATATTCGGAGAAATTGGAACTGGTGGAATGTTTCTATGCGATCGCTCGTGCTGACGACGATCGCTCACGATACATTCACGGAGTGAGCCATGACCTTGACACGTTCCGAAAGAAAGCCTTTCGGATCATGAAGACCATGTTCACGACTTGCAAAGCGTATACAATGGCGAATAAGAAATTTTTCGTCGTACTAGCCATAGCAGCCGGACTCGGTTACATTGCCTACTCCCAAGGTAGGAAGTTATTCGAGCAGGAGAGAATTCTCCTCGACGCCAACGTTTTCCTTAAATTCGTTGCCGCCGACGGTACGCTAGTCGATCCCCCTGGTGGAGAACCAGAGGGCTATTCGTCAGAGTTACGCCATCAACAAGTGAAAAAGACTGTTGCGGTTCCAGAGTCGACCGCATACTCACACAGTCTGAACAGACTCAAGACGCAGCGAGTCATAGCTGCTGAATCGACCCCATACAACACAACATCCCGGCACTTACCTCGACGCGGAGCAATCCAAGTCGCAAAGTCACAAGGATTCGATTATTCGGATTCTATGCCAGAACAAGTCATTCCTCTTCCCGAGGAAGCGGCTGTGCCACAGGGGTGCGAAGACCCGAACGCCATGCAATCGCTTCGGGGCCTTTACTCTAGGAATATGGTGAATCTTTATTTCGCCTTTACGCGCGCAGATGGAAGCACCGCGCCATTCCAAGTAGGAGCCCTGGGCATTGAAGGCTCAATAGTCTTAGCCCCCAAACACTTCTTTCACGAGTCTCGAATCTCTGAAGACACCCCAATATCCGTCACCGGATGGGGATGCAAGAAAATCGATGTGCCATTTCGACCCGAATGGTTGCAGGACGTCACTCAAGACCTCGTCCTCTACTATCTCGGACCACGATACCCTTCATTCCGAAGTGGCATACTTGATGGACATTTCATCAGAGAACACGAGCTCTGCAAAGTTCCACAACGATGCGCAATGATAATTGCTGGAGTCCGAGTGGACGAGAATGATAACATGCCAACGCGTGAAGTACACCTCGGCGTAGGTGGCCCCATTGACCTGAGACATAAATCAGTTTATAAGGCCGCCGAAGTCGATAAAGAATTCATTCTCGTTCGCCAGGGCTACAAATATGATGCCATCACCGAACGTGGAGACTGCGGAAAACTCGCAATCGCCATCAATACCGGACTTCCTCACAAAATCCTGGGAATGCACACTCACGGTTGGGATAAACAAAACAAAGGCGGAGCCATCGCTACGACTTACGAACAGGTTGATAAAGCCCTTCAAGGCCTACTCAACAAGCTGACCACCAGCTCTATTCGTCTGTCAAACATAAGCTTCGCTAATGATAAAGGACATCCCGACTGTGCAGAAGTACCTGTCAATCCAGACGGTTCCCTCGCTACTGTACAGAATTTCGACATTGATGAGGTGCAACAAGCCCAAGTTATCCCTAACGGAGAATACACGCTGCTTGCTGCACTCGACAAGAAGTGGTCAATAGCACAGACCACCAAGACTGAACTACGACCATCCCTGATTCATTCTAGGATTCAGGAACCCACCCACGCGCCTGCGGCACTTTGCCGTGCACAGGCCCCTGGATGCCCAACGACGCCACTTGTAGAAGCGATTTCTAAGTACGGCAGGATCGTGCAACCATTTCCTTCACCGGACGTGGAAGCTGCGGTAGAGCATACCACTCACCTGCTTAAAGATGTATTAAGACCACAATATCGCCAACCTCAAGTCGCATCGTTGGATGAGGCTATCAATGGCATTCGTGCTCCCTCTGGAGCGATAGTTGAAAACTTTCGCCCCATGGAGATGACCACGAGTGCTGGATATCCGCACCGACTACCCCAACGCAAACCCGACAACCGATCTGGAAAACACTCCTACTTCAAATTGAAGGAAGGCTCGGAGCTGGAATATGAGATATCAGACCCACAGCTGCTTGCCGAGATAGAGGAGAAAGAATCCTACGCAAAGAAAGGAATACGCTTACCCAGCGTGACAATGGACGTTTTGAAAGACGAATTACGATCAAATCAAAAAGTCTTTCTTGGCAAAACTAGAGCAATCAATGTTATGCCATTACCCTTTGTCATTCTGTTTAGACGCTATTTCCTGGATTTCAAAAATTCTTTCTGCGAATCTCACGGACAATTTTTCGGATGTGTCGGAACCGACGCACATGGACCTGACTGGACCGAACTTTGGAATAAACTCAGAGAGATCAGCCCCGATGGATTTGCTGGAGACTATGCAAATTGGGATGGAACTATTGAAGCTTTCATCATGATGCAAGTCGCAAACATCGTATCAGACTGGTATGAGGACGGACCCGAAGCAATGACAGTTCGCCAGACTCTCATGCACGAAATTATACACACTGTACACCTAGCCCAGAATAGCCTCTACATGAAGCACCAAGGCAACCCTAGTGGATGCCCGCTGACTGTGGAATTGAATAGCATTTGCAATTTCATCTATTCGCTAATTGTGTGGAGAATTTCGGCACGAGAGTGTGGACGACTCGATATGCTCCCGCTCCGTCGTTTCGACGAAAATGTGTGCTGCTTTAACTATGGAGACGATAACATCTTCGCAGTTGCGCCTGAAGCCTCCGACTTTTTCAATCAAGTCACCTTCTCTAACATCCTTGGAAGGTATGGCATCACGTATACTCGCGCTGATAAAACCGAAACCACCGTCGAAGTAGAGCCATTGGAGAATCTTAGCTTTCTTAAGCGAGGTTTCGTCAGTCACCCTAACCGACCCCAATTCATTCTTGCCCCCATCGAAAAAGCTACGATTTACCGCATGATAGACTGGGTTCGCAAGTCGAAAGATCCGCATCTTATGATTCAACAGAATGTTAATGATGCCCTGGATTTTGCGTACCACTGGAATGTGGAATTTTACGATCACTTCAAGTCACAGGTTAACACTGCTTGCCGTAAGGCAGGAGTTAGAACCAACTCGACTAATTGGAGAGATCATGATGAGATTTTCCTGGCCAAGTTTGATAACTAGCCCATTTATTGTTTGTTTTGTACACTTCTCTGATGACCTTTAAACACTGTTGTAGGTTGCAGACGAGGAGTGATGTTTTTATTTGTTCAATTTTAAATGTATGTTGTTTGTCTCTAAATGTTCTTTTAGGTTATAGTTTCACCGATTATCGATGGACTGAAGTTCTACTCTCTGCTGTCTAGATGCAGAAGAGATTTCTACGTTA